CTAATCCATCAATTGTTTATGAAAAACAAAAAATTGAAGTTTTAGAAAGTAAAATTGGTTTAGCAACAAATATGAAAGAATCAAATTTATTTTCTCAAAGATGGATTTATGAAAATGTATTTGGATTGAGTCAAGATGAATGGACAGCAGAACAAGTTCAAGTTATTGAAGATATTAAACAGCAGTTTAGAAGAGAACAAATTAAATCAGAAGGAAATGATCCAAAGAAAACAAATCAATCATTTGGAACTCCTCATGATATAGCTTCAATGCATGTTGCTAATAAATCAGACGGAGACTTATTGCCAGGACAAGAACAAGAACATGTAGCAGGACCTGGTCGACCAAAAGGACCAACAACAGGTAAGTCACATAATTCGCCATTTGGAAGAGACCCAATAGCGATTAAATCATTAGATAAAACATTTTCGACCGATAAATCACCACTTCAGCATAAATACAAAGGTGGCGGTCCATTAAGTATGGAAAATGTAGAGATTAACAACTTGATAGATTCATTAAAATCTTCAACTAAGTCGCCTAAAATTATTCAACAGACGATGTTAAATGAAGATAAAAATGATGATCAAGGAACAATGCTGGATGAAAGTCAATTGATTCAAGAGTAAATTGATATTGATTTCCTAAACACTAGCATATTTATTAAAAAATTATGAATATACAGGGCGCAATTTCATGAAACGAATCAAACATTCAAAGGTAAAAAACACCGGTTTAATATTTGAATTGCTCGTACGACAAGTTGCTTCTGACACAATGAATAATAAGGATTCAAAAGCACTTCGTGTACTTAAAAAACATTATCATTCTAAGTCAGAATTAACTAAAGAGTTAAAGTTATATCGCACATTAGCTGAGGAAAAGTTTTCTAGTGAATCTAAAGCTGAAAAATTTGTCGAAGCGGTATTAAGAGCAAGAAAACAAATTAACGAGTCTCAATTGAGACGTGATAAATATAACTTGATTAAAGATCTTAAGAACAATTATATAGTAGAAGATTTTTTCAAATCGAGAGTAAAGAATTATAAACTTCATGCATCAACTTATAAATTATTTGAGTTTGCTGAAGCTGATGATCCAAAAGAATATGTATCGTGTAGATTTACATTAGTAGAACATGTTCAGACAGCACCAAAAAAAGTGACTAGCGCCCCTTCACTTACGTCAGAACATAAAGATGTACGTATTCTTGCTAGTAAATTAGTAGTTGATAAATTTAATGAAAAGTATTCGAAATTGAGCGCCCCTCAAAAAAGAATGTTAAAAGAATATATTAACAATGTTACAAATTCAGTTAAATTACGTAAATATGTTTTAACGGAAATTCAATCATTACGTAATGAACTTAAATCTTTAAAGTCATCTATTCCTAGTAAAATAATTAGAATCAAACTTAATGAAGTTGCTAATCTATTATTATCATTAGGTAAAAAACATTTAATAGAAGATAAAGATGTACTAACAATGCTTAGATATTATGAGCTTGTAAATGAACTTAAAAATATAGGGAAGAAATAATGGGAGCACCAAATTATCATAATTTTGCTGCAATATCAGGTTCATCAGTATATGATAGAGAGAAACGTGATAGAGGAAAGTATTATGACGCAGAAATAGTTTCTGGAAGCGGTAATGCTACTCCAGGTTTAAGTACAGGTTCATTTGGAGCAGCGTTTATGTTAGGAGCTGGCGCCGATGATGCAAAAACACAAATTCATATGGCAGCAGGCGGAATAATTACAGGACCAGACTTAACTGAAAAAGTATTATATGAAATTGGCGTTTCAGAAGTTCGTTGTGAAGCCGGCAAAGTTTTCATCTTTAAAAGACAACAATAAGGGATAGATATGGATTATATAAAAGCATTCAAAAAATATTTAGAAGAAGGTCTTGATAATATCGATGACAAAGAAGCTAAAATGAAGTTCAAAGATCTTAAAGATAAAGATATTGACAATGACGGAGATGTAGATGATTCAGATTCATATCTTCATAATAAATTAGGTAACGTTGCAAAAAATGTAAAAGAAGAAGAGTTGGAAGAAATGAGTGTGACGGGCGGATTGGATGGCGGAGAAGGTCCTCCAAGAACACCATATGCATTTGGTAAAGAAGAAGATGAAAAAGATAATGCTGAACAAATGGGTATGAAAAAAGTTAAACAAGAATCTACATTTATGAAAATGTCTAGATTAATGAACGAAGTATCTTATAGAGATTACAAAAAAGATCCAACATCAACACCTCAACAAAAAGTTAACAGAGGTATTATGGAAGTTAATAAAATGTTAGGTGAAATGGAAAAAATTGTACGTAACAATTTAAGATTAAAAACAGAGATGGGCGTTGATTCATCTCATTTTTGGAAAGCAACAGGAAAAAGATTTTCAAAAATCAATGAAAGAATGATAAGAATTGCTAATCGATTAAAAGAGTTATCACAATGATATTAAATCGAACTTGGCAACAATTTATAAAAGCAAAAGAAAATAAAAATTTAACTTTAGCTGAACAAAAAAGAAAATATGCTGATGAAAGAAAGCGATATGAAGCACATGTTGCATTTTTGAATTCAGGACTATATAATAAGGGATAATAAAATGGATAAGCAACTATTAGTAGATTATACAGTATTTGAAGTATCGCCTCAAGCGATTAATGAATCATTAACACAAAATAATGGAAAACTTATCGTGTCAGGAGTTCTTCAAAGAGCTGAAGCCAAAAATCAAAATGGTAGAGTTTATCCTAAAGAAACATTGATGCGTGAAGCAAAAAAATATGCAAATGAATTTATTTCTGAAAGAAGAGCATTAGGAGAATTAGATCATCCGGATTCATCGGTAGTTAATCTAAATAATGTGAGTCATAATGTATTAGATATGAATTGGAGAGGAAATGATTTAGTAGGTACGGTAGAAGTATTAGGAACGCCTGCAGGAAACATATTAAAAGAACTTTTCAAATCAGGTATTAGATTAGGTATATCATCAAGAGGTATGGGATCTGTAAAAGAAGTAATGAGAGAAGGTGATAGTACATTACAAGTACAACCTGATTTTGAATTAGTTGCATTTGATTTTGTATCAAATCCATCAACACATGGAGCATTCCTTTCTCCAGTAAATGAATCAAAAGGAACAACGTCAGCAAATAAATTTGCAGGAGTTGAAAGAATTATAACAGATATTATTACGGAGTTTTAATTATGGCATTAGAAGATTTACAATCACAATACGGTCCTTTTAATAAAAAAGGAAAACAAGGAACTGGAGAAGTATTTGATGTATTGGCAGGAGAAAATCCTGTAGGACCAAATGCAGCTGTACTAGGAGCTAATGAAGGACATGCTGGAAGATTTAACACAAGTGCATATTCAACTCCAGAAGACGTGGGAAAAAGACCAAATCCATTTGATACATTAGCATTTGATGGTAAAAATAATGTAGGATTATCATTTCCTAAAAAGAATCCTATACCAAGTAGATATGCATTAACATCAAAAGTTGGTGAAAAGCCATTAGGACCAGATCCAATGGGTAATAGACCTGCAGAAAGATCGTTCGAATAAGGAGATTAAAAATGAAACTAAAAAAATTATTAGAAGGATTTGCATGGGAAAGAAAGCCTGGACAGCCTTTACCAACATTAAAAGATACAACCAAAGCACATACTTTGAGAGAGCAATCTGAAGGATTTGATTATGATTATTATATTAAACAAATTGAAGGACTAATTGAAGCTAAAGAAGAAGTTGAATATGAATTGATTCAATCGTTAGATAATTTAGCAGAGGATGAAGAAGTTTATGGTTTAGTTTCATCTGCAGCAGAACAAGCTTCAAATCAAGCTAGAAGATATATAGCTGGAGCAGAAAAACAATTAGAAGGTCTTAAAGATATGTTGGAAAGAAACAAAAGACAAAAATCATTTGATGCATAAGGAGAATATACAATGAGTAAATATGAAAAACAATTAATGAAACATATCCTTAACGAGAAATATCTTGGTGAGGAATCAGAAGAGAAAATGACTAAAGAACAAAAGAAGTCGTTTTTAGAAGCAGTATCTAATTTTCATAAGTTAGGAGAGATGGTATATTCTAATGCTAAACTACAAGAAGTTACTGACACCCTTAAAAGCGTGGTAGAACAGGCCGAAAAAATGACTATTGCAGAAACAGAACATTGGTTTGATAATGTTACTACTAGTCGTCATATGAAACAAATGAATGAAGCAATGAAAGTATTTGAAAAGACGGCAGGCGAAATGAATGGATTACAACAAAGATTAGAATCTGCATATGAAGATATGGGTACTGTATTAAATAGATATTATAAGATAGGCGAATCATTAAAAGAAGATTCTTATACAGTAGGAGTTGATGATACTAGAGCAGGAGATTCAGTTCCTTATCCTGGAAAAGATATGTAATAATATTTGCCTAATTGAAAAAGTTTCTTTATATTTAGATATATTAATCGTTAAAAGAGTTATATGAACAAAAAAATGAAAAGGCAAAAATCAATTTTACCTGGAGCTCTAGGAGTTCGAGTTATAAAAACAAAACAACATCCTAAAGGCGATATTAACTTTGCTTTAAGATCATTTAAGAAAGAAATGAAGGCAGCAGGTAAACTTCAAGAATTAAGAGATAGAAGATATTTTATTCCAAAATCAGCTAAGAAGCGTGAAATGATGAAAAGAGCAAAATATTTTCAACAAATCGAATCAAAAGAAAATCAGTAAATTTTTTTATTTTATTGGTGTTTTTCTCTTTCGTAACAATATATATTAATGTTACGATACCGTATCCTAATATACGGTCACTCAACTATTAAACATTCGAATGCAATCCGCATTCAATTGAGGTTCTTAATAACCTTATTTCCAAATTAAATAAGAGGAGAAAAACTATGGCAAATTCAAATTTGTTAAAAGAAGCAATTGCAGACGCGAAAGCTGTAAGAGAAACTGCACTTGCTAACGCAAAAATTGCTTTAGAAGAAGCATTTACTCCTAGAATTCAATCAATGTTATCTGCTAAATTAGCTGAGGAAGAAGAAATGGAAGAAGCTGCAGAAGAGCCAGTCGAAACTAACGGTTCCGGTATGGATGCTGCTGCAGGTGCTGACGTTAACGAAGAAGAAGACAAAATGGACGAAGGCGAGCACGGTGATGACGAAATGTCAGAAGGCGAGCACGGCGACGAAGAAATGTCTGAAACTGAGGAAATGGAAGAAACTGAAGACATGGAAGAAGATCTTGAGCTAGAAGCTATCATCAAAGAATTAGAAGAAGAATTAGATTCATCTGAAATCGGAACTGGTGATAACAAAGGCGAAATGGCTGACGACCATACTGAAGATCCAGGTGAGGGTGACCTTACTGAGGAAAAAGAAGATATGGAAGAAGGCGAAAAAGACAAGATGGATGAAGAAAAAGAAGATATGGATGAAGAAGAAGAAGTATCTTTAGATGAAATCATCAGTGCATTGAGAGAAGAAGAGGACAAAATGGACGAAACTGAAGACAAGATGGAAGAAGGTGAAAAAGATAAAATGGATGAGCTTGAAGAAGCTTATAATGTTATCAGATTCATGAAATCTAAATTGAATGAAGTTAATCTTTTAAACGCAAAACTATTATTCTCAAACAAATTGTTTAGAAACCATTCATTAAATGAAAATCAAAAAATGAAAGTAATTGAAAACTTTGACAGAGCTCAATCATTGAGAGAAGTTAAGTTAGTATTTGCTACATTATCTGAATCATTTGGTTTTGGCGTAAAAACAAAAAGAACAATCAAAGAAAGCTATGCTTCAAAGCCTAGTAGATCAACAAAGCCAAGTAAGAAAGTAATTTCTGAAGGATCTGATTTATCTGCTAGATGGAGAAAATTAGCTAATCTGTAATCAAGGAGATTAAAAATGAATGTAAATTCACTATTACCTCATGATGCTCAAGCTAACCAAAACCAAGTTTCACTTCAACTAGAGAAGAAGTGGGAAAAAACAGGTCTTTTGGAAGGATTGAATAATGAGGTTGAAAGAAAAGGCATGGCGGTTCTATTAGAGAACCAAGCTAAGCAATTGGTGACAGAAGCATCTTCAACAGGAACAGACAGTAATTCTGAAGAATGGGCAGGGGTAGCTCTTCCATTAGTTAGAAGAATATTTGCTGAAATTGCTGCAAAAGATTTTGTATCTGTACAACCAATGAACCTACCTTCAGGTCTTGTATTTTACTTGGATTTCAAATATGGAAACAAGCAAGGAACTACAGGAACAGCAGGTGGTAATGACTTTTTATCAGGTCAAGGAAGAACATCACAATTAGATTCAGTATTCGGTGTTACCGATAATTCTAAAGGTGATGGAACTAATACAGCTGTCGAAGGTCTATATGGCGTAGGTAGATTTGGATATTCTATGAATGATATCACTGGATCTGTATTAAGTGATGAGGCTGCAGATTCTGCTCCTCCAACTGCAGGTGCATATCAGACTGGTTCTGTTGGATTAGCAGATGTAAACTTCAATGCTGAATTTTTAGCAACTACAGGTTCTGCTACAGGAGCAATTGCAACTGTTGAAGTAAATGTTGATGATATCCCAGGATTTGATTCTGAGGGTGTTAGAGCATTTAACTTAGTTAATGTTGTTGGTGGTGCAATTAACCAAGTATATCCAGAGTTTACTAAACTTATCAAGAAGACAGCAGCAGAAGATACATTACAATTCGTTGCTGATGTATCGATTGACGGTGCTACTGATACTATTGCAGTTGTTTATCACAAACAACCAACTGATACTAGTAGAGGCGACTTTGAAGATACTGGTACAGCTGGTACAGGTGGTTTAGGTAATAACCCTGATGGTACTTCAACTAATCTTGATATTCCAGAAATTAACCTGGAAATGAGAAGTGAAGCTATCGTTGCTAAGACTAGAAAGCTAAAAGCTGTTTGGTCACCTGAATTCGCGCAAGACTTGAATGCATATCATTCAATTGATGCTGAAGCAGAATTAACTTCTATGTTATCTGAATATGTTTCGCAAGAAATTGATTTAGAGATCTTAGACATGTTAATGTCAAATGCTCAAACAACTGAGCACTGGTCAGCTAAGATTGGATTTGAATTCAATGGTACAGTATTTGAGCAATCAAATGCTACAGCGCAAGCATATAACCAAGGTACTTGGTTCCAAACTTTAGGAACTAAGATACAAAAAGTTAGTAATAAAATTCACCAATTAACTTTAAGAGGTGGAGCTAACTTCCTTGTTTGTTCTCCAACTGTTGCAACTATTTTGGAATCAATTCCAGGATATGCTGCTGATACAGACGGCGACAAGATGCAATTTGCAATGGGTGTACAAAAAGTAGGTGCTATTAATAATAGATTCCAAGTTTATAAGAATCCTTATATGACTGAGAATACTATATTATTAGGATACAGAGGATCACAGTTCCTTGAAACAGGTGCTGTTTATTCTCCGTACATTCCACTTATCATGACTCCATTAGTATATGATCCAACTAACTTCACTCCAAGAAAAGGTGTGATGACTAGATATGCTAAGAAGATGGTAAGACCAGAATTCTATGGTAAGATCCATTGTGGTCATCTAAATACTATATAATAATTAATTTATTAAGTATTGACTAATTAAGGACCCTCTTCGGAGGGTCTTTTTTTGGCTTTACATGAGCTGTTAGATATTTATATTAAATAGTTAACTAAAGGAGTCACGCGATGGCAGTAAAGGACAATATGGTCAAGAGCCCGCCTAAAGGGGCTGTTAGATTTTCGCTTTCTTTATCAAACGAACAAAAAAAAGCAAAAACACAAATTCTAAAACATCCATATAATTTTATAGTAGGTAAAGCAGGTAGTGGTAAAACATTATTAGCAGTACAAGTTGCTTTGGATCAATTTTTCAAAAGACAATATAATAAAATTATAATAACAAGACCAACCATATCTACAGAAGATAATGGATTTCTTCCTGGATCAGAAAGAGAAAAAATGGAACCATGGTTAGTGCCTATTCGTTCTAATATGAGAAAAGTTTATAATAAACCTGATATATTAGAAAAAATGGAAAAGGCTGATCAAATCGAATTGGTATCATTAGCACATTTTAGAGGTAGAACATTTGATAATTCAATTGTAATAGTAGATGAATTTCAAAATTTAACTAGATCACAACTAGCTATGGCAATTGGAAGATTAGGTAAAGATTCAAAAATGTTATTTTGTGGAGATTCATATCAAATTGATTTGAAGGATAAAAATTATTCAGCTTACCATGATATGGCAAAATTAACTAATTCAGAATATGTATACAAATGTGTATTAGAAGATTCACATAGACATGATGCGATAGATGATTTGTTAGAATTATTAAATGGATATCACTAATAAGTATATTTATATAAAATGGCTACTAAAATAAAATGGGATAAAGCTAATTTCAGATGGAATAATAATCCACATACATGGGATGATGTATTATTAGTTTCAGAGATTATTTCAGATGGCGCTGAATTGCCTGAAATAGCTCATAGAATTGAAACGCTTGAACCAGAAAAAAAGAAGCGATTTATTAAATTAGTATGTAAAGTAAAAGGTATAGAAACTTATTCAGGACAAAAAACAATTCAAGATGATATCAAAGTATCTGTTGAAGATATAGAACTTGTTATTAAAGAAGTGTTAGGAATAGATCTAACCGTGGAGAATATAAATGTATAAATTATTTACAGATAAATCAGAATTATTTGAATGTGATATAAAAATTGAAGGTTCGAGTCTTTCAAAATCTATTGCTAGATTAGTAGTAGAAACTGCAGATTATAGTTTAATGTTCAATGGAAAAATATCTTCAAATGGTAAGTGTGAAGTACCGATTAGAAAATTAAAAGGACTAATAGACGAAAATACAAAAGGTAATATTCGTTTAGAAGTTATTGCAGAAGATACTTATTTTACTCCATGGAAATCTGACTTTGAAATTGAAGCAAGCAAAAAGGTAACAGTTGAAGTTAGATCACAATCTCGTAAAAAAGTAATAAAAGAAAATAATGTAAAAGTTTCAAATGTTAAACAAGATGTAACAATTAAAGAAGTTGATCATGTTACAAATATTTTGAAGTTATTAGTACGAGAAAATATTACATTAGAAAATTTATCTGTTAAAAAGAATAGATTAAATAAAATAGTTGCAACATATAGAAAACATAAACCATTAACTGAGAATAAACATAAAGAGGTTATCAAAGGCGTTCTCAAAGGTTTGTATAAAAAATAGGGTTATAGATGGCTGGTTCAAACGACTTTACAGGCCAAAATATTCAAGACACTTATCAGAGAGTCTTACAATTATCATCGAGTAATCAGATAGCAGATGGTACAGGAAGTGCATTGCCTATCAAGATAGAAGGAGATAATGTACGTGTAACAGGTGATATTATTGCACAACAATATGTAGTATCATCATCAGTAACAAACATAACAACACAACAATTATCTGGATCAACTTCTTTTGGAGATTCAGAAGATGATACACATCAATTAGTAGGTAGTGTGTCGGCAAGTAGTATTAGAATTAAAAAACAAAACGCAGAAGCTAAATTAGAATTACTAGCTTCTTCTCAGGCATATCAATCTTCTATTGATTTTTCTCAAGGAGGTATAGGCAATCTATGGAGAGTAGGTGTAACTAATAGTTCACTATTTAAACCTAATTTTGTTATTACTTCTGGTTCAGCTAGTACGTTAGGTCTTAATAACGACCAATCTTTTATTATAAAAGGTGATGAATTTAAAGTAGGTGTAGGATATCCTATATCAGCTGGACAGCCTACTTCACCAGATCTTCTTGCAAAATTTAACGTAGCGGGTGACATATTAACAAGTGGAGAAAATGGTCACATAACAGCCTCAGGTAATATAAGTGCAAGTGGAGATATAATTGCAGATGAAATAACTGCAAAAAGCACATTAAGATATCGTGGTTCACTTATAGGCGAAGCAGAGGATGGCACAACACATGCTATTATAGCGC